ACAGAAGGAGACAAGATATGCCGTTTGATATTCCAATGCAGGACATGATTCCTGAGAACCTTGACTTTACTGTAGAGTTTGAGCCTACTAAGGTGAAGGACAAGAAGTATGTAATCAATGGTGATACAGGCGAATACATTGGTGTCGTAGGTGACACATTCCAGTGTGCATCACACACAGATTTCTTTGAAGGTGTACACAACACTGTTACTGAGAACTTAGGTGAGGAGCAGTGCGACAGCATGAACATGAAGTGGCGTACCGCCCGGCAGAATGCATGGGCTATGCTTGACATGACCCTGCCTAATGTGACTGCCCGTATTGAGACAGACAAACACAGCACTACTATTGCCCAGCGTATCATTGCTTTGCATGGCATTGATGGTAGTTGTTCTAACCAGACATTCTTTGGTGCTATTGATTTCTTCTGCACCAATGGCATGATACGTGGTGAGCATGACAAGATACGCAGGAAGAACACTGCTAACTTTACAATGGACAGGTTCATCCGTGACCTACGTGAAGCTACGCAGTCTTTCTATGCACAGTCAGAGCGTCTGCAAGGCTGGGCTAACAAGCCTCTGTATGTAGGTGATGTTAAAGCTATGCTTGAGACACTGCTAAAGTCTGACCGCATGGCAGAAAAGATGTTCGGCTTATACAATCAAGAGGCGAGTGTGCGTGGACAGAATGTCTGGTCACTGTACTCTGCCTTTACTAACTATGCCAGCTATGCCGATGAACGTAACGGCTTCAACCTACGTAACACTGGCAAGGATACAACGGCTGTGTCCATGTTCCAACGTGAGAACAAGGTATCACAGTGGATTGAAAGCAAGCCGTTCAAGGAGTTGATTGCAGCATGAAAAAGAAAAGACACATAGTTACTGTAGAGCCACAGTGGTGTGATGGGTGGTTGCGTTATGATACTGATGCTGTTGATGAGGCCGATGCGGTTAATCAGATAGCTGAGTTGATGAAAAGATATGCAACACCCAAAATGCTAGACGTTACTATATGTGATGTTTGGGAAGAGGATGACCCTGCCTATGACATCATACAACACACAACAGAGGTCGGGAGTTATAAATGAAGACCGTAGAAGATTTAGTATTGACATACTATTCTTCCAACGATTTCAGTATGTTGAGAGAGAAGTCTAAGAAAGACTATCAATACTTTCTCAACGTACTGGTCGGTGAGTTTGGCAATGAGTTATACAACGAAGTGACAAGCAAGCAAGCCAAACACGCATACGAAGAATGGGTAAAGCGTGGCATCACGTTTGCAAACCATGTGTGTACTGTGTCATCACTTGTGTACAGGTACGCAATGGAGATGGAGTACACCACTAGCAATCCCTTTGCTAACATCAAACGTAAGACACCTAAACAACGCAAGGTTGTATGGACAGAGCAGGACATACAGAAGTTCCTGTCATTCTGCTATGGTGACTTTGCCTATCGTAACATTGGCCTGATTGTACACATGGCATACGAATGGTGTCAGCGGCTGGGTGACATGCGGTTGCTTACATGGGATGTGCTGGACTTGGATGAACAGAAGCTGTTTCTTGAACAGTCAAAGCGTAGGGCAGAAGTAACTCTACCTATCAGTGATGACCTTACAGCTATGCTGGTACAGCAGAAGGATGACTTCGGCTTTCAACAGTACGTTGTTCCCCGTCCAAGACCTGTCAGTGGCTCTTATCATCCATACAGTATAGATAGACTGTCCAAAGCAGGTCGGCAAGTGATGAGGCTTGCAGGGCTACCAGAGGAGTTACGTCTGATGGACTTACGTAGGACAGGCACAACCGAAATGGTTGAAGCTGGTGTCGGTATGGCACAAATCATGTCGGTTACAGGACATAGTAACCCACAGTCAGTTAAACCATACATGAAAAATACATTTGCAAGTGCGAATTATGCATTGACGACACGAGAAATGCATGATATAAGCATGGACAAGTGCCGCACAGGAGAGTGATATATGTATAATAATATATTAAACATTATAAGTGATATAGATATACCTAATGGTAATACAAAGAGAATGAATTGTCCTAACTGTAATGGGTACAAGACATTCACTGTCACTAATAACATGGGTTCTCTTGTGTGGAATTGTTACAAGGCTTCTTGTGGCATCAAAGGCGGCACTCGTGTTCATCTAACAGTGGATGACATACGTGCTGGCTTCTCCGGTGCAGATGACTTTGCTTCTCAGGAAACATTCACTCTGCCAGAATACATTGTACCTGCTAACTTTGACGTGGCTGAATGGGCTATGGAATTGTATGGTCTTGACCATGAAGAGTTAGGCTTGATGTATGATGTGAAGGAGCAACGTGCCGTATTTCCTGTTAGGCATGGTACAAAGATTGTTGATGCAACAGGACGTGCATTGACACATCGCCTACCTAAATGGAAGCGGTACGGAAATAGTGGCTTGCCATACATACATGGTTATGGTAAAGTCGCTGTAGTTGTTGAGGACTGTGTGAGTGCCGCAGTTGTGGGTAATGACGTATGGTGTGGGGTTGCCGTGTTGGGTACGTCACTATCCGAATCACACAAGAGGTATCTCTCACAGTTCTCAACGGCAATAATTGCGTTAGACCCTGACGCACTACCTAAGACCCTACAGATGGCAAAGGAACTACGTGGGCATGTAGATAATGTTCGTGTCCTGCGCTTGACAGATGATTTGAAATACCGCAACCCAACAGACTTTGAAAACCTAACCAACATGGGAGATAATTAATATGGAACTAGCCCTAGTACGCAGCCTTATGGACAAGTCGTTCTACGATGACCATCGTGGTTCTAAATGTCCTGACCGCCTGTTCAGTAAGGATGTGCGTAAGATTAAACAGGCAATTGATACAGCAATGGATAGGTATGAACGTACTGTCTCACCCGATGAGATTGAAGCACTGTTCATGTCCAACAATCCAACGCTTACTACAGCACAGAAGCAAGCCTTTGCCAGCCTGTTTGCACAGGTCAAGAGGGAACAGCCTATGGGTAGTGACATTGCACAAGAGGTGCTGTCTAAGTTGTTTCAACAGGTAGTGGGTGAGGACGTGGCAAACATTGGCTTTGATATGGTCAATGGTGATGCTACTACACTGGAAACACTCCGCAGTCTGCTTGAACGGTATGGTGATGACTTTGTACCTAACCTTAACATTGAGTGGGATGATATTAGTATTGAAACACTCATGGCAAAGGCAGAGTTGGAAGCACGTTGGCAGTTCAATCTACCCTCAGTAACACGTAAGGTAGAAGGTGTCAGTGGCGGTCAGCTTATTGAGGTAGGTGCTAGACCTAACACAGGTAAGACATCCTTCCATGCCAGCTTGATTGCTGCACCGGGTGGGTTTGCACATCAGGGTGCTAAGTGTGTTATCTTGTGTAACGAAGAACCTACCCACCGTGTCGGTGCTAGATACCTTACGGCAGCAGCAGGTATGTCTGCCGCAGAGGTGAAGAGCAACATGGGTAAGGCTAAAGCACTGTACGAACCTGTGATGAACAACATCAAGATTAAAGATGCTGGTGGTCGTGATATGCCTTGGGTTGAGTCTGTATGTAAAGCGTACAAGCCTGACATACTGGTGCTTGACATGGGTGACAAGTTTGGTGTAGCTGGTTCATATTCCAGACCAGACGAGGCATTGAAAGCCTGTGCTATTTATGCTAGACAGATAGCAAAGACGTATGACTGTGCTGTATTCTATATGTCTCAGCTATCTGCAGAGGCAGAAGGACGTACCACACTCAATCAGTCCATGATGGAAGGTTCACGTACTGGTAAGGCAGCAGAGGCTGACCTGATGATACTGATTGGTAAGGCAGCTACAGTAGAAGGACAGGAAGAAGATAGTCCAATGCGGCACATCAATATCGTGAAGAACAAGCTGAATGGCTGGCACGGTATGGTGAATGTGGAACTGGACTACAAGACAGCGAGGTACGAAGGATGAAGCTAACACTAGACGTAGAGAATGTAGGACAGAAGAGGGGTGGTAAGTTACACCTTGACCCCTTTGAGCCTGACAATTCTTTGACTATGATTGGTATGCTTACCGATACAGGTGAAGAACGGCTGGTTACATTTGACCATCAGGATTGTCCACCTACCCCAAACGGACATGCTCTGGTACAAGAGTGGTTAGATAAGGCAACAGTACTTATCATGCACAATGCCGCCCACGATTTGATGTGGCTATGGGAGTCAGGCTTTACATATGATGGTGCAGTCTTTGACACTATGCTTGCAGAGTATGTGTTACAACGTGGCCTGAAAGAACCACTAACGCTTGAGGCATGTGCTGAACGATATGAGTTGGCTACACAGAAGCAAGACAGTCTAAAGGAACACTTGAACAGTGGTGGCACAGCTTACAATATGAACTATCCTAAGTTGGCAGAGTACTTGTCTGCTGACATACATGCTACTCAGCAACTGTCTGACAGGCAGATGTACAAACTAAATACCCCTGATGATGCAGGGCTTATGAATAGTGTGACACTTACTAATGAAGTGTGTGTTACTCTTGCTCGTATGTATCAACGGGGCTTTACTGTAGACATGACAGCTTTACAGCAAGTTCATGACGAGTTTCTACAGGAGAAGGAGACATTGACCAATGAATTACAGGCTCACGTTAGGAATCTTATGGGCGATAGCCCTATTAATCTTAATAGTCCAGAACAACTATCTTGGGTAGTGTATGGACGTAAGGTGTTAGACAAACAGTATTGGGGCAATGCCATTGACCCTTACATGGATGATGCTGATTTCCGTAGCCTGATGTCTGCTGGTACAGAGCGTGTGTATAAGACTAAGGCAGAGCAGTGTACAGAATGTGATGGCACTGGCTACATAAGAAAGGTAAAGAAAGATGGAACACCATTTGCTAAGCCTAACAGATGTACGAATTGTAGTGGGTCTGGTTATTTGTTTGTATCTACTCAAGACTTGGCTGGACTAAAGTTCAAACCACCGTCTGCTAAGTGGGCTAGTGCTAATGGATTTAGTACAAGCAAACAGAACCTTGAGATACTAGAAGGTGCTGCCAAGTCTAAAGGACTTACAGATGCGGTTGACTTTCTATCTAAGGTACGCAGATTGTCTGCAGTAGATACTTATCTATCATCCTTTGTTGAGGGCATACGTATGTTCACAAAGTCAGATGGTAAGTTGCATGTACGTTTGTTACAACACCGTACATCTACAGGTAGATTTAGTGGTGCTAACCCTAACATGCAGAACATGCCACGTGGCGGTACATTCCCTGTAAAGAAGGTGTTTGTATCTAGGTTTAATGGTGGTAAGATACTTGAAGCTGACATGGCACAGCTAGAGTTTCGTACTGCCGCATTCTTATCACAAGATGGAGTAGCAATTGAGGAAGTATCTACTGGATTTGATGTACATGCATACACCGCTAAAGTTATTACTGATGCTGGTCAACCTACGAGTAGGCAGGATGCAAAAGCGCATACGTTTGCACCACTCTACGGAGCAACTGGATACGGAAGAACACCAGCGGAAGCAGCGTACTACACACACTTCAATGACAAATACCAAGGGGTCGCAGTTTGGCATTCCCGATTGGCTAAAGAGGCTATAAACACAGGCAAGATTACTACACCATCAGGGCGTGAGTTCGCTTTCCCTGATATAGTTCGTAAGCACAACGGCAGGGTGTCTCACTTTACACAGATAAAGAACTACCCCGTGCAGTCGTTTGCTACAGCAGACATTGTACCCATTGCATTGCTTCACATTGAACGCTTGCTAAAGGGTATGCAATCCTGTATAGTCAACACAGTGCATGATAGTATTGTTATTGACGTACACCCAGATGAAGAACAACAGGTAATTGATTTAATCAACAAAACAAATGATGACCTACCAGATTTGATTACACTTAGATGGGGAATAAAGTTCAATGTTCCACTGTTACTAGAATCAAAAATAGGTCCGAATTGGCTTGACACTAAAGACGTTATCTGATATAACTACCAAACTTAAACTGAATAGGAGATATAACATGACTTCAATCACAACAATTGACACTAACAACTTCGCAGCAATGGCATCAGCAATGGGCATTGACTCCGAAGGTGGAGCATCTAAAAAGCAAACCAGTACACTGGCTCGTCTTCGTATCAACCACTCACCAATTCTTGGCTCAGATAAGATTCTGGTTAAGGGTGGTACATACAAGATGGATATTCCTGATGGGCCTACTTACTATGGCACGTCTATTAAGATGCGTCCTTATCTACAACGCTTCATGTATAAGAAGTTTGTCATGGGCAGTGGTGGTAATCCTAATCGTTACGTAAAGACTGTGATGGCTAACAACTTAAACATTGACCTGAAAGATAATGATGGTGGTTTTAACTGCGGTAAACCTGCTGGCTACATCGCTGACTTTAAATCACTACCAGAGAAGACACAGGAACTAATCAAGCAGATTAAGCGGGTTCGTGTTGTGTTAGGTACAGTTGAATTGGTAGACGCAGTAGATGCAAATGGCAATCCTGCTGACGTTCCTGAGACACCTTTTATCTGGGAGATTGAGAACCGTGATGCTTTCAAGGATGTGGGTCAACTGTTTACTAAGCTAAACAAGATGAAGCGGTATCCTGTACAGCACATCATGACAGGTAACACAGAAGAGCGTAAGCTACCTAATGGTAACAGCTTCTATCTTCCTGTTATGTCACTGGACTTGACTAACACTCTTGAACTAACCGACACAGAGCAAGAGACATTTGCTGACTTCATGTCATGGGTAGAGAATTACAACGAGTATATCATCAATGCTTATGCAGAAAAGGCTACCAGCAAGGCAGACGCTGAACTGGATGAACTTAACATAGATGATGTTGTAGACATTGAACTTGACGATGAGGTAGCATAATGAACCACCCTGCTGAAATGGCGTTGTATCAATACATGGAGAATGCTGTCAAAGGCACTACGTCCATGTCAGATGATACCATCCAGCAAGTTGCACAGGATGTATCAGATGCACTAAAACGTCAGTTTGGCGGGGGCAATAAGCGTGATGGGTTTGGCTTACGTATGTCTAACATAGGTAGGCCATCCTGTCAGCTTTGGTTTGAAAAGAACAAGCCAGAGACAGCATTGCCCCGGCCTACAACATTCGTAATGAACATGATGCTTGGTGATATCGTTGAGGCAGTGTTCAAAGGTTTACTCAAAGAAGCAGGAGTGGCATATGAAGATAGTAAAAAGGTTACTTTGGAGTTGCCTGACCATTCTATTTCTGGGACATATGATATTGTCATTCGGGATGCAGTTGATGATATTAAATCGGCTTCCGACTGGTCCTACAGAAACAAGTTTGAGTCATACGAAACCCTTGCAAATGGTGACAGCTTTGGATATGTTGGACAGCTTGCAGGATATGCAGCAGCGGCTGGGAAGAAAGCTGGCGGCTGGTGGGTTGTAAACAAAGCCAACGGTGAGTTCAAGTATGTACCCGCAGAGGGTTTAGACATGGACACAGAGTTAGGTAAGATTGAGGAGAACATTGATAAAGCACTAAGTGATGACTTAGAGAGGTGCTTTGAACCAGAGAAGGAAACATTCAACGGTAAAGAGACAGGCAACCTTGTACTAAACAAGGGTTGTACATTCTGCTCTTACAGACATGCTTGCTGGCCTAACATGAAGGAGTTACCAGCAGTTAAGTCAAAGGCACGTGAGCCTAAGATTGTTTCGTACATCAAACTATCAGAGGAATACGATGCGGCATAACTTCAAGCAGTTTAAAGCGGCACGTAAGTATGGGTATCGGTCAGGCTTAGAGGTCAAACTATCTGAGTATCTCAAAGAGTTAAAGATTGACTTTGACTATGAGACCATTAAGATAGAGTGGGAAGACCTAGCCTACCGTACTTATACACCAGACTTTATACTTCCCAATGGGATAATAATTGAGAGTAAAGGAATGTTCACAGCCGCAGACAGGCGCAAACACTTAGCTATCAAACGGCAACATCCTCATCTTGATATACGCTTTGTCTTTGAAAACAGCAGACGAAAGCTACGTAAAGGTGCTAAGTCTACTTATGGTGAGTGGTGTGACAAGTATGGTCTTAGATGCTACGACCGCATCATACCAGAAGATTGGCTGAAAGAAAAAGGCAAGAACAAACACCCCTCATTCATTAAGTTTGAGGGCGGCAAGATAAAAAGGAGAAAGTGAACATGGAAGAAAATGAATTTACAGCAATAGAAGAAGATGATTTCGTTATACGTGTAAGACCTTTCAAAGACAGAAAGGGTTCATGGAATGGTGAGATTGACCTAGCAATTATAACCCAGCCAGAAAACAGCTTTGACGATGAAGATTACTTTCAACTGACACACTTCTGCAAGATGCTTGCATCCACTGTACCAATCATGGAATACAATGAAGAACTTCGTAATTTAGTTCACGAATATGTTACAGATATTGTTGACAAAGAGAAGGAGTATCTGGTAGAACTAGAGGAAGGCCCAACTGTTGTGGACAGAGAAGACAATATTATTACTATTGACTTTGGTACTAAGACGAAAGGAAGTGCATGATGACAAGCTACAAAAAAATTATGGAAGAGTTAGATGCTACTGCCAATCGTGTAGTAGATAAACTAGATATGGTAAATAGTCCACCTCACTACAATGAGTCTGGCATTGAATGCATTGACGCTATTGCTGCAGCTACAGGAGAGGGCTTTGAGTTTTATCTACAGGGTAATATCATGAAGTACCTGTGGCGATATCGCTACAAGAACGGTACGGAAGACTTAAAGAAAGCCCGTTGGTATTTGGACAAACTGATAGTAGAAACAGAGGGTCTATACAATGATGAGAGTTAAAGTGTTTATTACCATTGATGTAGACCCTGACGAATACCCTGTACCTGCAGATGAAAACGTAGGGGAAGAGATAGAAGAAGGCATACGTGAATACTTCTATGACATAGACGGTGCAGATATACGCAACATTAAAATAATACAGGAGTAACTTTATGTTAAGCAATCATTTACCTACAGACTACCAGAACTTCATTGCGTTATCTCGCTACGCAAGGTGGAAAGAGAAAGAACAAAGGCGAGAGACATGGACTGAAACGGTAACACGATACTTTGATTACATGGAGAGCCATCTAAAGGCAAACCATAAGTATAAGTTACCAGTTGAACTGCGCTTAGAATTAGAAGATGCAGTACTAAACCAAGACATCATGCCAAGCATGAGAGCCTTAATGACATCTGGACCAGCACTGGACCGTTGCCATGTAGGTGGATACAATTGTTCATATGTACCCATTGATAGCCCACGTGCATTTGATGAGACAATGTACATCTTAATGTGTGGCACTGGCGTTGGCTTCTCAGTAGAACGTCATCACGTTGAGAAGTTACCTATTGTGAATGAAGATATGCATGATACAGACACAATCATCAAGGTAGGTGACAGCCGCCCCGGTTGGGCTAAGTCACTGAAGGAACTGATTGCCATGCTGTACACTGGACAGATTCCTAAGTGGGATGTATCAGAGGTACGCCCTGCAGGTGCAAGGCTCAAGACATTCGGTGGTCGTGCCAGTGGCCCTGCCCCACTAGAAGAACTGTTTGAGTTTATCATTGATAAGTTCAAGGCAGCAAAAGGTCGTAGGCTCTACCCTGTTGAGTGTCACGATATCATGTGTAAGATTGGTGAGGTTGTAGTTGTCGGAGGGGTCAGACGAAGCGCACTCATTAGCCTATCAAACCTGAATGATGACCAGATGAGTCATGCTAAAGCAGGTATGTGGTGGGAAAACGAAGGACAACGTGCGCTTGCAAACAACAGCGTTGCCTACAAAGAGAAGCCGCAGATGGGTACATTCATGCGTGAATGGCTGTCACTGTACGAGAGTAAGTCTGGTGAGCGTGGCATATTCAACCGTCAGTCTGCACAAGTACAAGCAGCTAAGAATGGCAGACGGGATGCTAACCAAGACTTTGGGTGTAACCCATGTAGTGAAATTATCTTGCGTCCATACCAGTTCTGTAACTTGTCTGAGGTAGTTGTACGTGAGGGTGACACACATGAAACACTCACTGAGAAAGTACGCTTGGCTACAATCTTGGGTACGTTCCAATCTACTCTGACTAGCTTCAAGTATCTACGTAAGATATGGAAGAATAACACAGAGGAAGAACGGCTGTTGGGTGTATCACTAACAGGTATCTTAGACAATCAATTGATGTCAGGTAAGTCTGCTAGTCTTGGTACAAACATTGGTGCTACTCTTGAAGCACTGAAGGATGTAGCAATCAATGCAAACAAGAATATGGCAGCTAAGTTAAAGATACCACAGTCAACCGCCATCACATGTGTTAAGCCTAGTGGTACAGTATCACAGTTGGTAGACAGTGCATCAGGTATTCATGCCCGTCATAACCCTTACTACATTCGTACTGTTCGTGGTGATAACAAAGACCCACTAACACAGTTTATGATTGCACAGGGTATTCCATCAGAGCCGGATGTCATGAAGCCTGACTCAACTACAGTGTTCAGCTTCCCAATGAAGTCACCTATGGGTGCGGTAACACGTACTGAGATGACAGCTATTGAGCAGCTTGAGTTGTGGCTACTGTATCAACGTCATTGGTGTGAGCATAAACCTTCAGTCACAATCTCTGTGAAGGAAGATGAGTGGATGGATGTAGGCTCATGGGTGTATGAACACTTTGATGAAGTGTCAGGCATCAGCTTCCTACCGTTCAGTGAGCATACTTACAAGCAAGCACCTTATCAGGATTGTACAGAAGAAGAGTACAAAGAGATGAAGGCAAACATGCCATCAGCTATTGATTGGGTACTGCTGAGTGACTTTGAGAAGGAAGACACTACATCAGGTGGACGTGAGTTGGCATGTACTGCTGGCGTTTGTGAAGTTGTGGACTTGACTGCAGCATAATTTATGTTGGTACTTTCTGTAGACCCTTTAAATCGAGAGGCCACTTATGAGTGCCGCAGCACTAGTGGTAGGGATAGGCCGGGAAAGCTAAGAGAGTGGATGTGGGACTGCCAACACAGTATAAGGAGAGTGAGAATGCTTGACGATACAGGACAGTTTACGTTACTATGGTGGCAATGGTGGTTGCTTGCAATGGTAACACTAAACACCGCTTTGAATACTGTTGTATTCTTTAAGCACAGATTTAAAGGCTTTAACAAAACAGAGAAGGAGAATAGGAATGGCAATGCAACCAATTAAAGGCGCAGTTAACCGTAGATTTAGACCGTCTTCATACAATAGGAATGACTCTCTTGCAAAAGAAACAATCATTGCACACCTAGAAGCAGATGGGCATACCATCCTAGACTCAGAGGAAAACTATTCGTTTGACATTAAGAGTGAGAAGAACGGCAACATCTATTACAGTGAAGTAGAGATGAAGAATCAGTGGAAGGGAGATTGGAATACTGCATGGAAAGAGATACGCATACCGTATCGCAAGCACAAACTAATCAATAAGTTTGAGGAAGTAAAGTCAGACACCACCTTCTTAAACTTCTATGTGATACGTGGAGATTGTAAACAAGCATGGCGCATAAAGGACACACTGCTTGAGAAGTCACAGGTAAAAGAAGCACAGGGATTTAGAATTGAAAAGGGTGAACACTTCTTTCATATACCATATGAAGATGCAATACTTGTGGAGTTAAAAGATGAGCATAGAGCAGCAAGCTAAACAGTGGATGAAGGAGAAGTACAAAGACATGGAAATGAATGATTACCAACGTAAGTCAGTAGAGTTTGCCATCTATCCACACTCTCATAGCATTCTCTACCCTGCACTTGGACTCGCAGGTGAGGCAGGTGAGGTAGCAAACAAAGTAAAGAAGTTCATACGTGATGGGTATGACCAAGAGAACTTTGAGCAAAAGAAGATTGCACTGGCAGGTGAGATAGGGGATGTGCTATGGTACTGTGCTGCACTGGCACGTGACTTAGGCTTTGACCTGTCTGAGATTGCACAGGAGAATTACACTAAGCTGTCTGACAGAGCAAGTAGGGGCAAGATAGGTGGTGACGGAGACAATAGGTAGACACAAAAAGAGGGGGCTTAATTGCCCCCTTTGTTTATGGTTTGTATGCTTGTTTTAATGCCTTACCTATCTCTGCTAGTTCAAACAAATCTTGTGTACTAGCACCGTCAGCAGGTCTTTCATTACGCTGTATAAACTGTGCTGCTGCAGCCTTACGTAGGTCAGAGGGCAGTCTACGATATGCAGTCATAGCTGCTATGTACTCTGGTGCTTCTGAATTAACAGTGTTACCATCCGTAAGATTGCGTTTAGCATCCCTTATTTGAATCTTAATGAGAGGCTTTATCTGACTGTTAACATACTTCTGTTCGCTCATTTCATCTTGTAGGGCTTTATTACTACGGTATGTATCTCGCAACTCTTCTTCATATGCCTGTGCTGCATTAACGATGCCCGGTATAAGGTCACGAAGCTGTGCATTTTCAAAGTTACGTATACTTGGCACTTTAGAAGTGCTGCCCAATTCAAACTCAGATAAGCCAAGACGTTTAATATACTCACCTTCTTCACTATCTTTAGTTCGCATACTTAAACCTAGACCAACTTTAATGCCAGAGCCTACTCTACTAGACTTATCTTGAAATAACCTTTCACGTGCGGGTAGTTCGTCTTCAGATATTACACCATCTTTATTTACATCAAGTTCTGCATCTCGCTCGTTTACATTACCGTCTTCATCTACTCGCACATCTCTTGATATAAGCCCTCTTGCCTCAAAAGGTCTACGTATTTCTCTGCCTAGTGTAGGTAAAAACTCTAGTGTAGGGTCTTGTGCTACATCTTTGTACTCTTCACCTCGCATACCTAACGCACGTTCTGTATCAATTACCTGTGCAAATGGAACAGCCCACGTTGATAGATAGTTACCAAGCAAGCGGCCTGTTCTTCTGGCTGCTGCCTCATCCTTGGTTAAGTCAGAACCACCAGAAAGTTCTATCACTTCATCTACAATACTATTACCAACACCAACACGTATGTTAGTACCTAAGAATGTCTCAGCAAACTCTCTGCCATTCCAAAAGTCACCAAACGTACCATCTTTTAGCCGCCTAGTGGCCTCTCCTAAATATAACATCTGCCTAAGAGGAAATTGTGGGGTGGTATCTAGTACTGTACCATCACCTACTGCTAGTTCTTTGTAATCTGCGGGGGCATCTGGGTCACTACGAGCCAAGTAAGCCGCACCTATAGCACCAAAACCTACTAGGTTACGAGATATGCGCTGACGGTCTTTAGCCGACAAAGCCGTACCCTTTGGTATCTGCCCCATTAGCTTTTTAGTTAAGGGTATTAACCCACCACCTGCGTAGTTACCCATTAACTCTAGTGAGTTAAACATAAAGCGTGGGAATGGCATAACTACTGTGAGACCATTACGAGTTATAAAGGAAGTAGCTTCCCTAAACATCTGTGCTTCAGGTTGCTTTGCGTAGGTAACGTCCAATGCTTTATTAGTGGAATCAGCTATGAGTTCTTTAAATGACCTAGCATCCTTTGGTCGTACCGATGTAGCATCATTTAACAGGTCTGTAATCTTACCTGCATTTAATGCCTCTATCAAATCTATTCCATACTCACGCTTTGTAAGACGCTCTAACTCTCCTAGAAATGCCCCACGTCTAACGAGATATTCTTGCCAGCGGTTAGCGGTGTTAAGGACACTTACAGCATCTTCTAATTCAGATAAGACTGTATCCCCAGCCCTACTAAAAGTGTTAAATCCTTTGGTATACTTTTTACCTTTTTCTATACCAAATATTCCTCTATCGGCATACTCTTCGGCTTCTTTCTGTAGCTTACTTTTATTTAAACGTACACCATCTTTTTTAGCCTGTTCTTTAGCAGTCTTTATGTACTCATCTATTTGTTTCTGGCGAGGCATACCTCTACCTGTTGCCTGTTGTAACTCGTTAAGCTGATTAAACATCATGTCAAATTGCTTAGATAACTCAGGACGGTCAAGTATAAAGTCTACATAGTCTATAGCATCAAGTCTACTTTCTGGACCAAACATGTACTTCATGTTAGCAAAGCTACCACTCCAGTTTTCTTTGCTGACTAATGCTTTAGTCCCTGCTCCAGCTTTGCCTACAATACCTTCTGCCTTACCCATGTTATATAAAGCAGTGTCCATGAGATTACCCAGAGAATCCAAAGGCGCACGAATACCTGCTGACGTTAAGTTACGTGATGCTGTAGCAATCTGTGATACCAAGCCACCTCTTCTTATACCCTCTATACGCATTATATTACTACGTATCTGGCCTTGCTGCGCCTCTGTGGCCTCACGCTGCAACTGTTGCATTTCATTTATAGGTCTGGAGCGTTTAATTTGAGATAGCTTATTAAGTACTTTACCTGCTTCTGAACCAGAGCCAACAACAGTTAGAATGTAATCTTCAAACGATACATTGTATTTATTTAGTACGTCAATAAGTTCATCACCTGCTATTAAATCTTTATCAATAGTTAGGTCAAGCAAGTTATCAATAATAGTTTTGTCGTTATTAAATGCACCGGGATACTTTTCTTTCAAGTCTGCTGCTGCCGCAACTAAACCATCTAACTTTTCAGGCTTTAGTATGGGTGCTACGATATCATCACCAGCAGTTTGCATTTCAAACAGCATCTTTGCAGTATCGTCAGCATCGTCAATCTCTACATCCTTACCACTTGTAATTACATCTCCGGGAGTGGTTTCTCTCTGCTTAAACTTTATTTCCTGTGCAGTTTCCTTACCAGCCTGACGTGCTAGTTCATCATCTACTACTCTAACACCATCTACTTCTTTAGATATAACCTTACCAGTAGCTTCTTCAAAACCTAGTATTAACTCATTTTTTAAGTCTGTGTTATGCGCTGCTACCTTTTCAGCTTTTGCTGTCTTAGCTGCAATGTTTTCTTCGGTAGCATTCTTGGCTATGTTGATACGCATACGTTTATTGTTGATGCTATCAGCCAGCTTTGCTTCTGCACGTGCTTCTTTAACTGCTTTCTTTAGCAGTTTATTAGTACTACCAGCTACAGCAGATGGTGCTTGAAAGCCTGAGATTTCAAGAGCAGACAAAATATCTGCACCGAACTTTCTGCCAGAAACTTCAGGTGTAAAAGGTATAAGTTCCTTACCTGTCATGCCCATTATTTTATTGTCTTCGTCAAACGTATCATGCATTATACGTGTAACTTTTTCGGCAGCTTCTGGCACAGATTCAGCAGCACCTACCACACCAGTTAGTAACAAACCTAGTGCGTCATTAGTTGTTTGTGCTACTATGTTGGAGAAAGGTTGCAGTACTTCAGGTACGTATTCTTTAGACAACCCTTTTAGGCCAGTAAAATCTGCAGTTTGAGTAAGGCCAACCGTACCTTCCTCACCATACAAATCACGTACAATATCTTTGGTCGCACTAAACGCTTCATCTGTTTGCTCAGTTACATCAGGAGCATCAACAGGCTCTAGCCGCACTCTGTCTTCAGGTGCATCGCCAGTAGGCACACTTGGTACATACTTAAACCCTTCAGGCACTTCACCTGTACGTAAGTAAGCAGCTTCTGGTGTTTCAGGTTCGGGTTGCTGCTCTACTACAACATCCTCATCTTCTTCACCCTCGTCAAAAGCAGAAGTAAGGTCTAGTTTACCAGTTGAAACAACAGGAGATGCAATTTTTTCATCGTCTTCTTCGTCAAACGCAGAAGTAAGGTCTAATGCCATCTATTTAATACCCTATTGTTTGGCTCGAATAAACTTAGTACCTGTCCATACACCATACTGAGTACCTTCTTCATTAAGTGCTACAACAGTACCCTTTGCAAGATTCTCTCTTCCATACACAGTTAAAGCATCTCTTATGTTTAGGTTTTGAGAAGACATTATCTGGTCTACTGCTGCATCTGCTTCTGCATTAGGCACAAACGCAAATTCTTCTGTAGATTTATTTGCATCTTTTGCTGCTTGATACTCTTTGCCTACACTATTAGCAAAGTTATAAATCTTCGCATTGTTTTCTACACGTAGTTCATCAATATAGCGTTTAGCTTGAGGTGGCATATAACCCTGCTCATTAGTCAGCCGTTTAGTTAGTACAGTTAACGCAGTGTCTATACCACCATAATAGTCTGCCTCATTGCCCTTTAATACATACTCAACTTTATCTCCAATGCCCTTTGTAGGGATGTTTTTAAGCTGCAAATCTATACCAGCTTTGACCATACTATCTAGGCTTTGTTTAGAGAACTCAATACCACCTACACCATCTTCCTCTGTTGTGGCTCTAGTGTAGTCATTAGCACCTTTAACAGCATCCTCGTACATCTTTTCAAAGTCTTTAGTTTCCTGTTCGTTCAGACCACCCGCAGCAAGTTTTTGTGATGCGTATACAGCCATGTCTTCAAAGCTAGTAAACACAGGATGCTCTTTACGTTTCTTTGCGGCATCTTCTTGTTCTGCAATACTCAACTTTTTAGAAGCCACATTAAGTACGTGAAGTTCAGCTTCTTGAATTAACTGTGCTTGACGCTGCAAGTCAGCAACTTCATTTCTAGCATTATCTATTTGTCTTTGCTCTTCATCAGTAAGTGCTTTATCTTTTGCTCTTGCTTCTACGGATTCAGCAATTTTCATCTGTTGTTTAATGCGTTGCTCATTTAGAGCAGCAGCATCCTGTTTAAGAACCAACTCTTTTTCTGCCATAGTGAACATACCAGCATCACGTTGTCTTTTCTTAACGAGTTCTGCTTGTTCGGTAGCCGCTAAGAAACCAGAACGGTCAATAGTAGCCTGACCTGTATATGCTGGTCCTTCTGCTATTTCAGGAAGTGGTGCGGCTGCATCTACACTTGCCGACAGTTCGCCCTCATAGTCACGGTCAAACAGCTTACCATATAAGCCAGAGCCTTTCATCTGTTCTTGCTGAGAGGCAGGTAGCGCAGTAACTTGCGAAACATTACGATTAATATAGCTAGTAAAGTCACCCGGTTCTGCCACATCAGCAAACTGTAGGGCTTTAGTTACATCAATATCAGCCTTTTGATTTTGTAAAAGTTCTTCGTACAAAGCTGTCCCACCTGCTAAGGTGTTACCCCCACTTCTATATAACTGAATAGCTTTGTCCTCATCTCCACCAGTAAAACTAGCAAGATTACTTAGCACCTCACGTAACTCTTCCTTTTCTTGTTCCTGCTTTTCTATTCTAGCACGTCTACGTGTTACACGGTACTGTTCCATACCATCCATACGCTCTTGTGTACGCTCCATGTCTTTCTTGAGCGTATCATCAATAGACTTAGCTAGACCTGTAGTAAACCCCGAAAAGAAACCCATTACTTTCTCCGTGCCATAAGACCTGATTTAGTTTCTTCTTCCTCAACAGGTTCTTCTTTTACTTCTTCAATCTTACCCTGCATATCTTTACGTACTGACGCAATCAAAGTATCTTTTGTTTTAGTGTCAGGTAAATCTTCTAGGCCACTGTCATATTCAATCTCTGCGTTGTCACCTATAAGCATCATCATTTCAATTAGCAAAGGCATTACAAGCATACCAACATCTAAACTATGCTTGCCTTCCATCACACTTGACTGCTGAATAATATTCGCAAGCGTAGTTAAAGGGATGCCCATTTCCATGACACCCTCTAACTGCTCCATAAAATCATCTGTAGCCATACGCTCCATATAGTACTCAACTGCCTCATCGACAGTTTTGTACTGAGGCGGTGACTGCCACGGCCTTGCACCCAACTCGTGGGTAAGGGACATGCCAGCTATGGGTGCGTCAAGTAGAGGAGTTTCTTCAAGCATTTAATGCCTCTCTTTTCTTACGTATAATAGACATGTGCTGACCCACACGAAACGCAGGTTCATTAACCATGCTGGCAGGTTGTTGTGTAGGTGACTTTCTAGGAGCAAGTAATCCTGTAGCCTCTTCCTTTTGTTTAGGCTGCTCAAGATTTTCAATGTCCATGTTAAAATACAGTTCTCTTGCAGGATTAACACGAGGCATGTTTTAACTCCTTTTCCTTTACAACTATATCCATAAGCTGTTTAGTCATCCATTTAAGTATGGGCTTGTTGCTAATAAACTTAGCGTAGCTTTCACCGTACTTTCCATACAATGTCTTAAACCAAGCAGGTGCTTTATACTGTAACCACATACGGAATACAAACCAACGTGGGTCACTCTTGCCGTACACCTCACGTGCTACCCAACAAAACCCTTTAAATGCAGACGAACCTAGATAAGCACTACCTAGTGTACCAATCAAACCACCAAGCGCACCACCCGCTGCTGTCTTGTTGTTTTCAGCAGCTACCTTTGCTCTTTCATCAGCATTGAGTGTAGCAATAGCCATGTCTGCATTACGGTTTAGTTCGTTCTCAGCAGATGTCCATGCCCATTCCATGTTATCGCCAAAGTATGTCCACAAGTTATTGTATGCTTGCTCTGACATATCTAGGATAGCTTTGGCATTAAGTTCGTTACTACGATTAACTGCGGCAGTATCGGCAGTAGCAATCTCTCTACGCCACTGTGCATTGCTCTGTGCAATTACTAGCTGGTTCTGAGCATTGAATTGGTCACGTTGGTTGTTAAGTTCTGCATTAAATCTTTCAATGGTATTAATCTGACCAGCATTAAACTGTGATTGTGAGTTCTGCTGAGATGCATTAAACTGTGATACCTGATTAGAAAGGTTAGCGAAGAACTGGTCAACTTGATTTTCTGAACTAGCATTAAACTGACGTGCTGCGTTCTCTGCAGCTTGGTCAGTAAACAGTGATTGTATTCTCTGCTGTCCTTTAAATAACTCGGTCTGCTGATTGTTAGATAGGTTAGCCATATCAACCTGCAAGAAAGCATTTGCATTTTGTACAGCAGACTGCTGACGATTGTTTAGGTTCTGTGAGTCTAACTGTGATAATGCTGCTGCCTCTGCCATAACCATTGCTTGGTTATTAGACAGATTGTTTAGGTTCATTGTGTTAGCAATACGAGAGTTTTCTAACGATACCTGCTGTTCAGCAGTAAAGTTCATATTAGCTACGTCAGCTACCTTTGCAGCGTTCTGTACTTTAGATTGGAAGGTTTGGTCAAACTCTTGCCCTAAAAACTTAGCACGTTGTTCTGCTGCAAGCATAGCAGATTGCTGACGGTTTGACAAGTTCTGTTGTTCAAATTGTGCAATAATACTTGCATCTGCCTGTGCAATAGGAAGTGCTGCTTCCATAGTTGCTTGTATAATAGCCTGACCAGCAAGAGATGAAGCACCTAATCCACGAGCAGCCATTGCCTGTGTAGCGGCTCGTAGTGAGCCAGCAGCCCATGCAGGTGGATTAGTAGCATTAAAGTTAGTAGTCAGTGTAGCAAGCTGACCTTGTACCAGTGCTTGCTGTGATGGTTGTGCTGATGCAGCAGCAGCCTGTGTCTGAGCAGTAGCCTGTGCAGCTTTAGTTGCATCTACACCTGTACCACTAATAAGTTCACCAGCCTGTATCTGACGCTGCTGGGGGTTATTCATCAGGATAGCATTACCCTGCGCAGCTTGTAGATTACCTACAGATGAAGCAGTCTGCTGTGCAGCAGTAACCTGCGAACGAGGGTCTTGAGGGTTAGCCTGTGCCGCTTGTACAGCGTTTACAGCAGTATTCACAGCCTGTGCTGATGTATCCGCTTGCATTACATTAGCTTGCATCTGCTGTGGCTGTGCAGTCGTAACTGTACCTGCCACCGCTGGCCCTACCGCAACACCGCCAGTAAGCTGTCCTGTAGTTGTAGATAAATCCTGTGCAGCAGTTATGGGTGTTGTAGCTGTTTGTACTACACCACCAACAGGAAGAGCAGGTTGGAACATACGCTGTGTAGTTTCTTGACCAATATCTACAGTAGCAGGTGTGGCGGCTTGTGCCGTAGCTGCAGGAGTAGATGTAGCTGCCGGAGTAGAGCCACCTGCCACATTAACTGTACCTGCAGTAAAAGGTGGGAAGCTAGATTGTGCAGGAGCAGAGGCAGATGTCACAGTACCACCCGGTGCAAACTTCTTAACTGCACCGCCCTTTGCCATCATACGTGCAGCATTGGTGTATCTGTCCATCTGTGCCTTACGTTGTGGGTCACCCTCAACAAACTGCTGGAACTGTGACATATCACCCTGATAACCCATAGCACCTGCAATCTTGTTCATTGCCTCTGGCTTAAATGCCTTGAACTGCATCATGATTATTTACCTTTATACATATTCCAGAGTTTCCACG